CACTGGAGCACCTCAAAAACACCATCATACACTAAATCAGTAAGTTGGCAGCATCACCCTATATCCACCAGTCAATATACTCAGCCTTCCCGCGATATTATGCCGTGGTCGCAGACTCTTCCTGCTGAGTTAGTGGATACTATTGATAAACAATCCAGTACTATTGATGCTAAAAATAAAACTTCTTCCTCCGCATTCTCGTCCCCGGAGAAAATAAACCTTAGTACCTGTAAACAAGATAAAAAAGAAAAGACCGATAAAATTCCACCTGAAAATATCAGAAATGCAAACGGGTTACTTTTTAAAAGAATTAAGGATGTCTCAGAGAGAAACGTTGGCTTTTCTTTATTCGTACACCTGTTGATAACCTTCGTAAAAAAGCCTCAAAAAATATCAAATTTAATCTCATCTATAGATATCGAATGGCGTCACCAGTACGCCCTTTACCCAGCACCTTTTTCATGGGTTAACAGCAAAGATGAAACTCAATGCCAGTGGTTATGGCAACAAATGCAGGAACGATGCTTAGGCATTCCATTAAAACCACATGATAATAAAGAGAAATATTATTTTATCTTTGCTATTTTTGATAACTGGAAAGGATGGACTACCGAGCAGGAATCTTATCTTAACGGCAAAAATAAAAGGCGTAATAAAGGAAAGTTTCTTGGACATGGCATCATGCCGGAAAATGGCATCAATAAAAATCATAAAGATATTCTTCTTGATGAGCTTAAAAATGCATGGGAGCAAAAGGAAAGAAGAGCCAGAAGAGCTAAGGAACCAGCTGCTGTGAAGTTGACCAAAGCGGCTCAAAAAAAACTTGAGTTTATTGCGCATGTAGAGAAGACCACATCGAAGGAAATTCTTAACGAACTGATTAACAATGCTTTTAATGATGCGAAGAGTCAATCACGGCAATCATAAAGTGATATGGCAGAAGCAATAAGCTTCATTCGAAATAATCTCAGACAGATATTATCTTCGTGAATCCCCCGCCTCCCTGACCGGAGTGCGGGGATTTTTGTTTTTCACGCTGAGAATCCTTTATGACTAAACCACACGGCCTTCAGGCCCTTGAACAACCGCTGTCGTCGCTTCCCGATACGCTTCGCCAGCTTATTCTTGAACGTATTCAGAATCTGACCCACTACGAGCCGGTGATTGGCATCATGGGCAAGAGTGGTGTCGGTAAGTCGTCGCTCTGTAACGAACTCTTTCGGGGGAAAGTCTCCGCCGTCAGTGATGTGAACGCCTGCACCCGTGCCGTGCTGCGCTTCCGGCTACGCAGCGGGCGTCACAGTCTGGTGATTGTTGATTTGCCGGGCGTGGGCGAAAACGGACAACGGGACCAGGAATACCGCGCCCTGTACCGGCGTATGCTGCCGGAGCTGGACCTGGTGTTGTGGGTCATTAAGGCCGATGACCGGGCGCTGTCGGTGGACGAGCATTTCTGGCGCGGCGTGATGCAGCCTTACCAGCAGCAGGTGTTGTTCGTGATTAACCAGGCCGACAAAATAGAACCCTGCCACGAATGGGATACCCGAACCAGCACGCCTTCAGCACAGCAATGGGCAAATCTTCAGGAAAAGCAGGTAGCCATTACCGCGATGTTTAAACCACATCATCCTGTCTGCATGGTGTCCGCGCTGGCCGGATGGGGCACTGAGGAGATGGTGGGCACCATGATGCGCTGTCTTCCGGACCGCGCCACCAGCCCGCTGGCGACACAGTTGCACGGGAGGCTCTGCACGGAGCCGGTAAAGTCGCAGGCCCGTGACGGCTTCGGTGAGGCGGTGGGGCTGGTGTTCGATACGGCAGAATCATCGTCATTCCTGCCTGCGCCGCTGAAGACGGTGATACGTACCGTGCGTGATGCTGTGGTGTCTGTAGCCCGCGCGGTCTGGGACTGGGTCTTCTTCTGAATGAGTAAAAGGTCATCAGGACTGTAGTGAATGACTCTGTTTATTCATCATCCGGCAGATGATTTTTATGTGGCAGACATAACCTGTCTGCACCAGCAAAAGATACCACCGGTCATAAGCGCGTTACTGCTGCCAACAGGGCACCCAGACGGCCTTTTCGCGCCAGGCGCTTCGCAACGTATCACGGACATAACCTGTCAGTCTCATCCTTTACAGTAATACCTTCTTAATTAATCACTTACCCAACACGGAGATAATACATGTCTCAGGCTGAGCGTCGTTATGACCGCCTGTCTGTCCGGCTTTCGCTGATTATCAGCCGTCTGCTCGCGGGGGAAACGCTGAATATGCGCAAACTGGCGACGGAGTTTGGGGTCTCGGAGCGTACCCTGCATCGTGATTTCCGCGAGCGTCTGATTTATCTCGACCTCGAATATCAGAATGGCTGCTGCCGTCTGCTGAGCGGGGGACGACACGAGATTCAGGCCGGGGCAGCAATGCAGTTTGCCCGTCAGTCAGGCACTGACGCGCTGTTTCCTGAGATGGACCACCATCTGGTCAGCTCATTACTAAGCGGTCGGGGCACCCCACCATGCCTTATCTGGCATCAGGGTGCACCCATACCGCCTTCCCGCCCGGGCATCTTCACCCGACTGGTCAGGGCGGTATCAGAACAGCGAAGGGTAACCCTCCTGGCTGACGGGTGCCGTTGCGACAGCCTTGCTCCCTACCGGCTGATTTTCAGTTCCGGTGAGTGGTTTCTGGCAGGAGAACACCTCGGCAGGATAACCATTTTTGCACTGCACACTGTTCACTCTGTGATGTTTCACCCGGAAACCTTCACACCAGACGGACATTTCACCCGCATCCTGTCACGCCCGGATTTTTTACAGGCGTTACCTCATTTTCATCTTTTTCATTCACTGCTCGCTGACGACAGTTACGGGCAGATTATCCATAAGGAACAGGTATGAAATTACTCATCACAGCGGCGCTGGTCGCCAGTCTCAGCATTATCTCAGCGCCCCCGGTCCTCGCTGAAAATATCGTGGGTTCAGTCAGAACCTGGAAGTCCATGCAGGCAGATGGCTGGAAATCCGCTGATGGATACGATGATAACCATATGCATAACGCACTCTATCAGGCGGTTGTACTCGACAATTATCCCTGGACGAATCACTTTTTTCTTCGCAGCAGAGATGGAGGCTCGCTTTATCTGGCAGACAAAAAATCCCTGACGGTCAGATACATTGATATAAAACCCCGTGACGAATATCCGCTACATCTCCGGATTATTTATCAGGGCAATAATGAAGGACAGGGCTGTTATTTCGCTGTCGTTGATGACCGGATGGCTAACTACTGGACAGCCGTTGAAGACAAGCTGCTCTACCAGTATCCCGCCGTTGAAAATGTTGATGAAAAAGCGGCTGAACTCAAAAAACAGTTCACGCCGGAAGTCATGATGATGGTAAAGGACAATTGTGTTAACAAACGGCAGCAGGCAGCGCTTGCAGCCCGGCGTACTGAAAAAGACAGGGAACTGCAACAGTGGGTGGCACAGCAGAGTCTTGCTGAGCTATGCCGTCGTACCGGTAACTGCTGACGCAGTCAAAACGATATTATCAGCAAGGGATCAACGTCATGAAAAAAACATACCCGCGTATTGTTGTCACTGTTCTGGCCGTTATCAGTGCTATCAGTGTTTCCGGTTGTGACAGCAAGGAAGATGCTGGCGTGAAAGCGATAGCCCGATTTAAGGACCTGACTCCACCACCGTTCAGCGATGTGGTGGCGCATAAATCCGACATCGTGCAGGAATGGGTAAAAAAGGATGCCTTCGGCACGCCGCAATACACGGTAATGAAAACCCGCCAGTCGCCGGAAGGCTGTGAGTCCGGCAGTTATTACTACATTGCCGATATGCAGCAGAAAACGGTGCAGCCGCTGATAGCCGCCCTGTGCCTTGCTGACAATATCGCCCTGAGCTTCCGGATTGAGACCGACAGCTATACGGGTGAGAAATCGGTGGTGTATTCGCACGATGGCAAGGAAATGGGGAAACTCTACCTGCCGGAGAATCAGGAGAACAACCCATGAGCCATAAGCTGAAAGGTGTCGTCTCTGCTGCAGCCCTGAATCTGTATTTACTGACACCGGCCCATGCTGATGTCTCTGGTGGTTTTCAGGGGCTATCAAAGGCGGCATTCCGGCCTACATCCGCGATGTAAAACACAACAACCCCTTCTGGTGTAACCAGTACAGGCTGGTGCGAAAGATGTGTGAAGTGGTCGCGCAATCGGAAAACGGGCGCGTCGCCATCGTCAGAATGGTCCCCACCGACTGGAAATGCCCCAACGGTATCTGGGGTGTGGTTGACCGTTCTGATGGTGATGCCATGGAGCTGGTCCCGGCGGCGAAAATGTCCCTGGAGCAGTACTGCAGCAAGGCATTCAGTGCAGGTTTTGTCAAACTGAAGAACAGGAAATCACTGGCCGATGTCGTGATGTACTACAACGGCAGGCCAGTCGATTCTTTCGAATACCTTGAAGAATGAACTAACCCCCGGCCTCCGGGAGACGCTTCCCGTATTCACTCAACAGAATAAAAAATAAGGAAAAGAATGAACTGGCATTATGAGAAAAATGGCGTGCGTCATGACAATGTGACCGAAGCCGACATAACCGAACGCATTCAGCGCGGAGAGTTGAATGCATCAACGCTGGTATGGCAACAGGGAATGACAGAATGGCAGCCGCTGTCAGCTACACGGCTCGCAGAAGTGCTGAAACAAAGTGCGGTTCCCCCCGCGCTCCCCGGCCATCGTATCCCCGGTGGCGTGGTCTGGACGCTGGCTTTTGCTCCCCTGATTGGGTATGCCCTGGAAATATGGACTGCAGGGCTGAGCGGAATGGAATTTGAGGAAGCGTATGCCGCAGTAAGTGAAGGGCAATACTGGTTTATCACGCTGATACTGAATATTGCGCTGGGATATCTGGATGAACGGCGGCTCCGTAAATCCGGCGTGGATACCACCGCCTTTGGCTGGCTGGCCTGGCTGGTACCGTTTTATCTGTGGCGTCGGGCAAAGGCCCTCAGTCAGAAACCGGCTTACTTCTGGGTCTGGCTGGTCGCGCTGATACTGGTACTGCTGACTGGCTGATGGTTATTCAGCAGAAGGAATGCTGAACATCACCGTTTAATTGCAATCGCTATTATCAACACATTAACAGTATTCATTACTTAAGGACAATATCATGAGACTGTCTCACTGTATTCTCACCGCAGCCATACTGGCTTCCGCGTCAACAGCCCATGCCCTGCCCAATATGTGGACCAGCGGATTTGGTCAGGGCGTGACCGAATATATCATTACCAGCCCGGATAAGGTGGTATTTAATCTGAATTGTACTGGCAATCCGGATGCGCAGAATATTCTGCAACACAGCGTCTGGCTCACCCTGCCTGATGGCACTTCCGTCAATTCCAGCGATGACGGAACAGAGATAACGGTCGTCATGGATAACAGCCAGTACCCCTTACCGTCATTCCTTGGCTGGCGAAACGGTGACAATGCCTGGGTGTCATTTATTAATGCGCTGAGTCAGGCTGCGAATTTTGATGTTTACGTCAACGATAAAAAAGTTGGCTCCT